GGTGAGGAAGAATCTCAACCTTCTGCAGAACCATCAAAACCTGCGCCAGGTGTCAATGAAGGAATAAAAGGTATGGATGCAAGATATCCAGAAGACATTGGTGGCACAAAACAAGATGTAATTAAGTTTGATATGCTGGAATATCGACCAAGTAAATTTGAGGATAGACCTGCCGTAGACACTGCTACGATAATAGGATCCGTTTTTCTTGCTGTACCTGGAGGAATTCAAGATCAGAGTAATGCTAGTTGGTCAGGAGAATCAATGGATCCGCTACAAAAAAGACTCGCCAGTGCTGCATTTAATCTTATTGGAAAAGGTAATACTGGACAAGCAATAAGTGACGAAATTGGTCAATTGAAGAAGGAAATTGAAAAAGGTGGAGGAGAAATGAAACAAGTAATCCAAGGAATGTTCGCTGGTAAAGCTGCTGGAGTTGGTAATCAAGTATTTCAAAGAGGTCAGGGTCAAATTATGAATCCAAACATGGAACTTCTCTTCAATGCTCCATCTCTTCGACAGTTTACTTTTAACTTTCTTCTAGCACCAAGAAGTGAATCAGAACAAGGTCAAGTTGTAAATATTATCAGATTCTTTAAGCAAGGAATGAGTCCTATTAAAAGCGAAGCAAATCTATTTCTAAAATCACCAAATACATTTAGACTTCGATATATTCACAGAAAATCTGGAGAGGACTCCGAACATAAATTTTTAACCAAGTTTAAAGAATGTGCTTTAACTAGTACTGGTGTTAACTATACACCAAATACTAACTATGCAACCTTTCCAGATGGTGGTATGGTTGCATATCAACTTGCACTCACTTTCCAAGAACTTGAGCCAGTATTTAATAATGACTATGCAAAAGTAGAAGAGGGTAGTATAGGGTACTAAAATGTCAAACTATTTTTCCAAACTTCCAGATTTAAATTACGTCAGTCGTTTACCAAACGCAAAAATCTCAGATTATATTACCGTAAAGAATTTATTTAAGAGAGGATTATTACGAGAAGATATATTCCAAAATCTTACATTCTTTACCAAGTATCAGATCAAAGGAGACGATAGACCAGATAATGTAGCATATGATTTCTATAAAGATAAAAATCTTGATTGGTTAGTTCTAACCTGCAATAACATTATAAATGTACATTCAGAATGGCCATTAACTCAAAGACAATTTGATGAGTATCTACTGAATAAGTATGAAAACCTGAATAGAATTTATGATGAAATTCACCACTATGAAACTACCAAAGTTACAAATAGCAAGGGCATTGTAGTTGTTCCAGAAGGTATGCACGTTGAAGAAGATTATTCCATACAATTCTATGATTCAGATGCAGAAAGATATACAATAGAATATCCAGTTATACCCGTAACTAACTATGATTATGAATCAAAAATCGAAAACGAAAAGAGAGGAATATATCTTTTGAAAAATAGATATGTAAATATTGCAAAAGATGATTTGGAAGAAATGATGACATATGGAAAGGGTTCCACTCAATATATAAGTGAAACCCTGAAGTCCGCAGATAATATTCGATTATTTCAATAGATCACTCTTCAGCGAGTTTTTGAAAGTAACTCAGAGCATCATCTTCATCAGAGTCTTTAGACTCAATTGAACTCGTATTCGCAACACTTTCAACAGATTCTTTGTTGAAATTTGGTTTGAATGATCCGCGAGAATCATCCTCATCCTCATAACTTTCATCATAAGAAGGAGCAGACTTTTTCTGTCCAAGAACCAACTTCAGACGAGCTTCAAGTTGATCATAGGTCTTGAACTGATCTGCAGCAACAATCTGTTCCAGAGAGTACTGCTTCTTCCATACCCCCTCCATTGCATCATCATCCTCAAAGAGTTGTGATGTCTTATCAAACTCAGAAGAATCGTAGTTCCAATAACCAGCAACCTTCTTGATCTTCAGTTTAAAGTTTGCACCCTGCCAGAAGTCAAAAGGATTGATGGGTGTCTCATCCTCAAACTCGGGTTGCATGGCTTCCATGATCTTGTCAAAGATCTTCTTACCATACTTGTAAAGGAATACTCTTCCCTCATTCTCAGGATTTGCTTTGTCCTGAACAACGTAGATATTGCTGTAATAGGAAAGCTTACGCTTCTGCTTACGAACAGTATCTTTATCAGATTCATTACCACTATTCCACAGTTCTCGGTTGTACTCACCGAGGGGATCTTTCTGACCGAGAGTGGTCAGAGAGTTTTCAATATACCATCCACCAGGACCTTGGAATGCATGTGAATACATTTTTGCCCAGGGAAGTTCTTCACCGTCTGGTGCAGGGAGGAAACGGATAACCGCATAACCATTACCTGCTTTATCAACTTCTGGTTTCCAAAGACGGTCATCAGAACCACCAGAAGAATTATTCATTTTTTCAACTTCCTTAACCAGTTTGGAGGTCAAGGAACCAAGACTAGACTGTTTTTTGAGATTGGAAAAAGACATTGGATTAGTTAGATTTGTTTGGATTTGGCTTGTGTTGACAAAAATATTTTACAGGTCAGAACCTGTTTCGTCAATTTTATCTTTCATTTTTTGAAGCATGTTGGTCATGTTAGTGAAGACTACGTTCATATCCATATCAGTGGGCATACCCATCATTGTTGCAGACTCAACAATCTTTTCCTTCATGCGTTTTGCTTCAATATCGCTCGATAAACTCAATCGAGTATAGAGAATTTTTTGTTTATCGAGAAGTCGTTCGAGCATTTCAACATGATTCAGTTTATCCTCCCGTGACATAGAAGGGAATTGGAAGATACTTTCGTAAACTTCTTCTTGTAGTTGACTTATTTCGTGCATCTCTGCTCGAACGACTTCTGAATCAAAGAAACTCATTCTGCTGCTACTTCTTCAGGTGCTTCTTCGGTGACTTCCTCAGTTGCTTCATCAGAAGCTTCAACCTTGCTATCCTCAATCTGAGTCAGAACTTCAAGAGCACCGACGATCTTGGAATACATTGCTTGAAGACGCTTGATTTCATTGTCAAGCAGTTCACGTTGCTGGGCGAATTGACCAACTTTTGCCTCGATATCTTCTTTTTGCTTAGCGAGGTTGCTCAGAACTTCAGTATTTTCAAGTGCCATGGATTACGATCTCCTTTAAAATTGTTTTGTAATGAAATACGTTGATATTTAGGAAAGAAGAATACTTCTTCATTTTAAGACTTACGGATTCCCACACCGGGTCTTGGAGTTTGGTATCAAAGTCAGTTCGATACCCTAGTATTCTATCACAAATAATCAAAGTTTCAAGTGATATGTCTCCGCTTAGATATTTCTTAAGAATGGTGGGATGGCCACCAGACCTAGAAAACAGAGAATCAATATCAGAGTCAGATAAGAGACTCTGCATCTCTTCCTTAAAAATATAAGAAAGAGATTGATTTCTTTTCTTCCAACTTGTGTATCTCCCCTCTCCTTCTTTGATCATTTCACCGATCCAAAGTTTTCCAGGATCAACACAGGTAATAAAGTTTGCGATAAAAAATTCTTCAACTTCTTTGTCGGATTTGTTTCGTGCTAGTTTCTCAAACCAAAAACGATCTTTACGCTTATAGAATGATTGAACGGTAGCACGACTTTTCCCACAATACTTGTGGTAGTCGTACTTGTCTTTGGTGAAGTGATTCTTCATCGACAAGTAACAACGATATACATCAAAAGGCATCATTCATTATAAAGGTAGTTTTGCTCTGGAAGTCTTCTTTAAGAAGTTGAGCTCCATTGCTTCACATTTGAGTTTTTCTTTTAATGGTTTTGAAATCAACTTAGGAACAGATTCAAGTTCTACACTGTTTTGTTCACAGAAATGAATGATTGCATCAATATATTTCATGTCAGCATTATGCTGGACAAGATGCTCAATTTCCTGTACAAATTTTGCGGAGCAGAAAAACTTTTTTTCTAATTCCTTTTCGAGTTCGTTACTCATTCGGGGTTGTAAGAGTGTTGTGATGTACAAATTCCTTGATATATCTCACTAGAAGTTTAATATAGTCGTCTTTGTTTCTTTTGTCAAATACTTTCACATCTCCACCAGGAGTTACCATTAATGTAATTAATTTTTTAACCGGAATACCAGTTAACTCATAGTATGCGGAAGCGTAGAACATCTCTTGTACGAAGTAGTTTTCCAACCACTTCTCAGGTTTGATCTTGTCAGAGGTCTTAAAGTCGATCACTGCAAGTTCACCTTCATATTCACCAATACAATCAACACGACCCGCTAATCCAAGATACTCGGAGTAGAGTGTGCGTTCGATTGCATGAATATTATTGATTTTATCGAGATAAGGTTTTGCATGAGCAAACATTATCTTTGTCAGAGGCATGAATTCATTCCAATCCATTTGAAGATTCATGAGATATGCTTGTGCAGCCTCATGAAAATCCGTGCCTCTGGCGGTAGCGCGTTTTGTAATACGGTTTGCTTCTTCAATACCAACTCTCTTTCTCCAATCAACAAAGATCTGTCGATTATAGAAAGATGTGACAGAAGTAATTGACGGTACCCAGTCACCGTTAGGTAAATTATATAGTCGGATACCGTTTGTTTCTTTTTTGTTTAGTTCAAGATCACCGAGATAATTACAATGAGTAAAATTCATAAATTCAAGTCTGCTTTTGCGAGTAGATATTCCTTACATAGACCTGAACGGACAATATCATCCAGACCAAATTCGATAACATCAATTGACGGCATGTTTCGAAGAATAGACATAAAATCAATAATACCATTCTTTTCATTTGTTTTTAACAAATCGGTTTGAGTGGCATCACCGCAGAACATAATCTTCGAGTCTTCACCTACACGAGTGATTATACTATCTAATTCGTGAAAGTTCAAGTTCTGGAATTCATCGACAATAATAATTGCGCGATCGAGTGTAGTACCACGAATAAAGGATGTACTCCAAAAACTAATCGTTTCTTGTGCCTTTAGATTTCCATATAACATTTCAAAGTCGGCTGCGGTCGGCAACTCAAACATGAATTTCACCATGTTCTTATATGGAATTTGATATAAGGAACTCTTGTCCTCATGATCTCCTGGTAAGAAACCGATCTCTCTGGTCGCCACAAGAGACCTGACGATGTAAATCTTGTCATATGGTGTATTCACATTTAAGACATCTCTCAACGCATTGTAGAGAGTGATGAATGTCTTTCCTGTACCTGCTGCACCGTAAGCAACAATGTTCTGACCGTTATCATAACAACGAAAAAGTTCCTGCTGATTCTCTGTGAGAGGCTCAACAGTTTTCATTAAATCAGAATTGATAGGCTTCTTTCTTTTCATTTGCCTTGCACTCATTCCAAATAATTGTGACTTTGAATTCCTCTTTGGCATAGTTTCTATCAGATAGGTTTTACGTTGG